GTCATCGTATCAAAGCTCGACCGTATGTTCCGCGACGCCCGCGATGCCTTAAATGTGATCGGCGATTGGGAGGAAGCCGGAATAAACCTCATCATCAACGGCTATGGCAACGTCATGGACAAAAGCAATCCAAACGGTCGTTTCATGCTCGAAATCATGGCTGTGTTTAGCGGTGAAGAGCGCCGCAGGATCAAGGAGCGCGTACTCGCCGGTCGCAAGGCCAAGAAAGAGGCGGGTGGTTTTCTGGGTGGAGAGCCGCCATTTGGTTATTCGTTATCAGGTAAGGGCCGAGGATCGCGGCTGCGCGAGAACCCCGAAGAGCAAGATGCGATTGTGACGATGAAAGCTGCGCGCTTGAAAGGCTACAGTTACCGCGACATAGTCAAGATCATTGCTAAGAAGCATGGCATCGACATCAGCCATGTCACTGTTCGCAAGATCATCACAGGAGAGCATTATGACTTCGTCCACCAGTCCTAAGACAAAGAAGAAGGCTACGAAGCCTAAAACAACAAATCCGTCCAGAGCCGCCAAAGCTGCAAAGGAAGCTGCGGACTTAATGTCCCAGAGCAGCCAGCAGCAGCCAAACTTCTTTTTGCAGTTTTTGAAGAAGTATAAGGACGATCCGGCTGGTTTCGTGCGCGATGTTCTGCGCGTCCGCCCCGACCCGTGGCAAGTCAAGTTTCTTGAAGCGATCAGCCAAGGCCACCGGCGTATCTCGGTGCGCTCAGGCCACGGCGTAGGCAAGTCTACTGCGGCGTCCTGGGCGATGTTACATTACTTCTTGACGCGCTATCCGGTGAAGGTGGTTGTCACTGCGCCGACATCCAGCCAGTTGTTCGACGCCATGTTCGCCGAACTCAAGCGGTGGGTCAATGAGTTGCCCGATGTTCTGAAGACGCTGGTCGAAGTGAAGAGCGACCGTATCGAACTCAAGGCCGCGCCGACTGAAGCCTTTATCTCTGCGCGTACATCACGCGCCGAGACGCCTGAAGCGTTGCAGGGTATCCACTCGGACCATGTTTTGCTGGTGGCCGACGAGGCGTCTGGTGTGCCTGAGAGCGTATTCGAGGCTGCGTCCGGTTCGATGTCCGGCCACAGCGCCACGACTTTGCTCCTGGGCAACCCGACCAGAAACACAGGTATGTTTTACGACACGCACAACCGCCTCAAGGGCGAGTGGAAGACTTTTCATGTGTCGTGCCTCGACAGCCCGCGTGTGTCCGAAGACTTCGTCAAAGAGATGCAACTGCGCTATGGTGAAGATAGCCCGGCGTATCACGTGCGCGTTCTGGGTAACTTCCCGCCGCGTGAAGAAGACACCGTGATCCCTGTCGAACTCATTGACGGAGCCATGAACCGCGACATGGGCGTGAACGAGAAGGCTGTGGGCGTGTGGGGTCTGGACGTTGCGCGTATGGGTAGTGACGCCAGCGCCCTAGCAAAGCGCCGAGGTTCCGTTGTCGAAGAGATACAGACCTGGAAAGGTCTGGACTTGATGCAGTTAACCGGCGCTGTGGTAGCTGAATACGAGGCACTGCCGCCTAGCAAGCAGCCGGTTGAGATACTTGTAGACAGCATCGGGCTTGGTGCGGGTGTTCTTGACCGTCTGCGTGAATTGGGCTTGCCAGCCAGAGGTATTAACGTAGCCGAAAGCCCAGCCATGAAAGGCACATACGCCAATTTACGGGCCGAGCTTTGGTTTAAGGCCAAGGCCTGGCTGGCAAATCGTGATGTGAAGATACCTAAAGATGAAGTCCTGTTCGCGGAATTAGCTGCGCCAAGATACAGCTTTACCTCTTCTGGCAAGATGCAAGTCGAGAGTAAGGAGAGCATGAAGAAGCGCGGCCTGGGCAGTCCTGACAAAGCCGATGCGTTATGCCTTTGTCTAGCCACAGATGTGGCTACCGCTTTGCACGGATATTCATTGTCAGCCGCAAACAAAGGGCCATTGCGCAGAAATATCAGGGGACTTGTGTAGTTAGACTATATTAGACTATATAAGACATAGCTCCTCTGGTTAGGGTAGAGCGGCGCGAATAGGGTTTTCCTCCTCTCCTTCCCTTATTCGTTGCTTTAGGGGGTCGGCGCGCGCAACCGCCGGCCCCCTTTTATTTATACAAAACAAAGTGTATTATAGTATCTCTGAAAATTGACGGAGGGGGTCCGTGGATGACAGAGACGAAAACTTGTAGCCGCTGTAATCACGAGCGGCCAATCAAGGATTTTTCTAGCCGGCGCACATTTTGTAATAGGTGCCATAATCTTGAACGTAGATATAAACTTAATTACGCCAAACTTATAGACTTGGTCGAAAGCCAAGATGGTCAGTGCGCTATTTGTTCATGCGCCTTAGATATTGAAACGGACGCCCACTCTCGCCAGTGCGTTGTAGATCACTGCCACACCACCAATGCTGTACGCGGCGTATTATGCCACACCTGTAATCTTATGCTAGGCTATGCAAAAGATCGCGCAGTTGTGTTACAAGAGGCAATTCTGTATTTGGACAGGACGCGTTCCAATGAACGTAAATAGGACAAACTAGATGGCGAAATACCGCGACAACAGCAAACCTTCTGACGAAGAGATCGACATGGCTGCTAACGGCGAAATGCCGGAAGACATGGAAGAGGAAGAAGAGTTTCAAGGCGTCACTGAAGACGATCTGCATGGCATCATCTCTGCCGAGATTGACGACGCGGTAGACTATGTCGACGACGTTATCAGCCCAGAGCGCGCTGCTGCTGGCGAGTATTACAAGGGCGAGCCGTTCGGCAACGAAGAAGAAGGCCGCAGCCAAGTCGTATCTATGGACGTGCGCGACACTGTCCAGGCTATCATGCCGTCAATCATGCGCGTATTCTTCTCTGCCAACAATGTTGTCGAGTTTGCGCCGAACGGCCCCGAAGATGTTCCTAGCGCCGAACAAGCTACAGAATACGTCAATTACTGCCTGACTCGCGACAATAACTTTTTCGACGTTTGCTATTCGTCGTTCAAAGATGCGTTGATCCGCAAGAACGGCATTATGAAAGTTTGGTGGGACGAAGAGAAAGATGTCAAGACTATCGACTATTCTGGCCTAGACGCTCAAGCCTTTGCCGTTCTTACTTCTGATCCTGACGTAGAACTTCGCGACGTCGAAGTTGAAATGAGTTCTACAGAAACCCAGACGCCGGACGGAGTGATGATGGCTGAGACACCGGCGGTATATTCCTGCACGGTAGTCCGCACGACAACCAAAGGCCGAGTCGCTGTTGAGTCCGTCCCGCCGGAAGAGTTCCTGATCGACCGCCAAGCGAAATCTCTGGAAGAAGCCGAATTTGTTGCACACCGCCGGTACGTAACTGTCTCTGACCTTGTTAAGATGGGTTACGACCTCGACGAGATTGAAGACCTTGGCTACGAAACAACCGAAGACTTTAATGGGAACGAAGAGGCCTTCGACCGGAATCCGAACGCAACGATTCTTGGCGCGGGCAGAACGGACCTTGCAAGCCGTAAGATCGAATATATTGAGGCATACGTCTACGTAGACATGGACGGCGACGGTATCGCCGAACTGCGCCGTGTTTGTGTAGGGGGCAACGCCTACAAGATTTTGCACAACGAGCCGTGCGACCATATTCCATTTGTCAGCTTCTGCCCCGATCCCGAACCACACACCTTCTTTGGTATGTCGGTGGCCGACGTTGTCATGGACATTCAGCTTATCAAGTCGAATATCCTGCGTAATATGCTCGACAGCCTAGCGCAGTCGATCCACCCGCGAACTGCCGTGGTCGAGGGTCAAGTCAACCTTGAAGACGTGATGAATACCGAAGTCGGAGGCGTTATTCGTATGCGCGCCCCTGGCATGGTCAAGCCGTTCTCTCAGCCATTTGTCGGCCAAGCTGCGTTCCCGATGTTGCAGTATATGGACGAACTGCGCGAGAACCGCACCGGTATCAGTAAGGCGGCTGCGGGCCTTGATGCAAATGCGCTTCAGTCCTCTACCCGCGCAGCAGTTGCAGCTACCGTTACGGCTGCTCAACAGCATATCGAGTTGATCTGCCGTATCTTTGCCGAGACAGGCATGAAGCCGCTCTTCCAGAAAGTCTTGTATCTCGTCACGACGTATCAAGACGCGCCACGTATGGTTCGTCTGCGTAACCAGTTCGTGCCGATTGACCCACGTGTATGGGACGCGAAGATGGACGTTATTGTTAACGTAGCTCTTGGCACGGGAACCAATGAAGAGAAACTGGCGTTCTTGGCACAGGTCGCACAAAAGCAGGAAATGCTGATTCAGCAAGGCGGTGTGCAGAACAATCCACTTGTTGACTTGTCGCAGTATCGCAACACCTTGGCGCAGATGCTGGCTCTTGCGGGCTATAAAGACCCGAATATGTTCTTCAAAGACCCAGCCACTCAGCCGCCACCACCTCCACCGCCACCGCCACCTCCCTCGCCAGAAGAACTCTTGGCGCAAGTGCAGGTACAATCTATCCAGGCCGACATCCAGAAGAAGGCCGCTGAACTTGAACTTGAACGCGAGGAGATGCTTCGTAAGGATGATCGTGACTGGGAAAC